TTATTGGAATGACCCTTATTTTGTTCTTTGAAAATGGGGACCTACCTTAGTCCACCTCAGTCCACTGATGTATCCACTCATGTCCACTAATGTGTCTGATGGTGTCTAACCTTAGTTATACTTGGTCCACTACTGTATCCACTAGGATACATACTGAGGTACACAACCTTGGACTACCTTGGACTACCTCAGTAGCCTTCGGCTTAACACAACACTGCAATGGTCTACTACTGGTTCTCTCTCTGTGTGTCTTTGGTTGTCCTAAGAAGCTTAAGACCAGGTGGGCAGTGGAGGGGACACTGTTGTTCCCACCTGGTCTTAAGTTTCTTTAGTAAGACTAAAGTTTCTTTTAGTGTTAGTTGCTCGTAAGAGCGTAATCTCTCCACCTGAGTCCACTTATAACTCTTGGACTATTGGACTATTGGACTATTGGACTATTGGTTGCTTGTGGTGTCCTACACTTATGTTGTACTGGAGTTTGACTAGGGTATTGCATAGGTGCATAGATACTACGGATACCAATGATCCATAGTGTCTAGTGTGTCAGTTGCCGACGTCGTGACCCCCATCAGTACTCTTATGGGTGGACACTTCTATTTTGGCACTGTTAGTGACACTTTATAGTCCATATTAGTGTCATTGTTATTCACTTATGTGTGCATAGTTATGCTGCATTGGATGTACCCCAAAGGGGTAGGTTCTATGTCCCTTGTCTGATTTGTCTGGACTAAAGGACTAGGATAGTGATAATGCGATGTTTTCTGGTAACCAGCAGCTTTGAGTGGCTTGGTGCCAACCCAGTTGAAGGGGGGCAGAGAGTCGGTGTAATCCTAGCTACCTCGTTGTAGCGATACAGGATGCCCGGCTCTCTCCCTCTTCATTCTTTACTCTTCCTTCTCCTCTATCGCTGGGAACTCCCTTTGTAACCTGAGCCAATGTGCTGCTAACCTTAGCCCACTTGGGATACTTGAGGGTGGCTCTTTGACCCATCTCTCGATCAAGTTGAGGGCTGTCGCCAACTCCTCATCAGTGACTGGTGGATACTCATCGATTGCATCCAGGTACCTCTCTGCTGCCTCATCCATGTTCTTTCTCCAGTTCTTTCTCTAAGTTAGCCATGGCTCTCCAGGCTACCTGAGCCCAGTCCTGGTCGAGGAGGTGTCGCATTAGAGCGTCGAGCTCGTCACCTGATTTACTTCGGTCCCAGTTGAGTGTCTCGGCTGTTTGACCGTGCTGGATGCCGCCTACCAGGCTGACTTTACTTATGGCTGCTATGGCCCTGGGAAAGTAGCTAATGAACCCGGTGTACACAGGGATCATCTTTCGGGCTATTGGATCTGTGGGCAGTGCCCTGGCGGTTGGGTGTAGCTTCCTAGACTCTTCAATAGCAGGGGTGGACCAGGGCTCAAGGCCGGTCTTCTGGGCTCGGTCCCACTCTTCGGGTGTTGCATCGTTAATGCTACTCATATTCTCACCTTTCGGTTGCACTCTGGACATGGCTCGGTCCAGTGTCGATTTGGGTTTATGTTGATGCACTTACAGTACTTTCGGGCATCTTCTGCCTGCCTGTCTGGAGTGCTGTAGCTGCCTTTAGGCTGCTTGAAGCTACCATCGAGGTAGCTGAGGTCTCTGGTCGTTAGGATCATTGGGCTAATCTCCCGGTGAGTGTCAGCCACGCTTTGGCCGCTGTTTGTGGGACTACTGCATTTCCCAACATCCTAATTCTGTCCACCCTGTCGGCACACCCATCAACCACTCGACAAAAATTGGGTTCAGGTGGCCACATTTCTTTCCTGTTTCCGTCCATGTCTGATAGGCCACTCTGTTGTCCAATGCTCCCATGTGCGCCCTCTTGCCTTGCAATAATTTCTGATGCGTCCTTTCTGGGCTCATTCCCCCCTTGTAATCTCTTGTCGATGGGGTCGGCCAATTCACTTGATTTACCAGTAAACCCCTCTTCCCATTTGCGCTCAGATTGGTTCCCGAGTGTTTGCTGTCCTGCACCACTGGAGTCAGCCAAGATGTAGACTCTTTTTCGTTGGTGAGGTGCGCCAACTTCACGCGCTGAGAATATTCCCCACGTTGTTTTGTAACCGAGGCTTTCCAAGTCTGCAATGACTTCTCTGAGTCCGAGACTGATGTGTCCTTCGACATTCTCGAAGAAGCATCGAACAGGTCGAACTGCTCTGATGATTTCTTTGATGTAAGGCCAGAGGTGTCTTGGGTCATCTGTTCCTTTCCGCTGTCCTGCTGCCGAAAATGGCTGACATGGGTAACCGCCAGTGATGAGGTCAACTCTGTCTCGAAAGAGGTGTGCTGGCAGGGTTTTAAGATTCGTGTAAATAGGTGCGGGAGGTAGGAGGCTGGCTTCCATCTTGTTAACCAAGTTCGCAATGGCGAAGGCTTCGATCTCCACATTAGCGATGACTCGATGTTTAAGTCCGGCAAGCTCAAGTCCTCTTTCGATCCCACCATATCCTGTGCAAAGCGAGAGGACAGCGGGTAATTCTTCGGTAATATCCACATTTGTTTTCCTTTATTAAAGACGTAAAAAACCCACCGAAGTGGGTCTGTTAGGTTTCGAGGGAGGTGCAGTAAGACTTACTCGCAGTCCTCACAGAAGTTCATGGCGATCCATTCGTCCGGGGTGATTCCTGAGATCAGGAACTCTCGGTGTTCGCTAGGTAGGTGTGGAAAGGCTACCTGGGCCAGCGCACCTTCGGCATGCATGGCAAGCTGGTTCGGTTCGACGTCGATCTCCATTTCGTGAACTTCACCAGTGATGATCGATTGGCGGCTAATAAGCATGAGACACCTCCTTTAGCTTGGCCTGCTTTTTTAACCATCGTATTTTCTGAGGATCATCGTCTTCGACCCAATCCCAAGGACAAGGGTTGCGGCAACCGTCACCTACATCTACGGCCTGGTAACCAGAAGCATAATCATGCTCGTCCTCGCACATAGGCCAGCCAGCACACCCCAAATGGATATCAAACATAGGCCACCCTTCTGGTAGCTTCTTTTCCTTTTTTACTTTAGTAGTCATCGTTATGGCTCCCACAGTTTGAGTTGTTGTGTGTCCTGGTCCCAGTCTTCCCACCTGAGTATCCGGGCACAGCGTGATTGGACCAGGGCATCTTCCCTGGTTAACCCTGCCTTGATGTATGCCTGGGCAACTTGTTCCCATGACGGGTGATTACCCAGGACCTTGGGTGCTGTCTTTGGCCCTATGCCAGGGCAGCCTGGATAGCCATCCGTGCTGTCACCAACAAGACACTGAGTCAAGAACCAGGCATCGGCATCGGGCAGGCCGACATCGTGCAGCTCGTCCTTCATCGGTCGATAGACTTGCCCAGGGACACCAAGTAAATCCTTGTCATCAGACACCACCAGAGTGTCGTAGCCCGGTGCTGACTGAAGGATACCCAGTAGGTCATCTGCTTCGAGTAAGTCCCTAGTGATGGAAGGCCACGCCTCCTTCGCCCACTCAACCATGTGTGCATATCCCACTGGTTTCCTGGTCTTCTTTCGGTTGCTTTTGTAGGGCTCGTAGACCGTCTTTCTGAAGTTACCTTTACCCGTAAAACACAGGACAAGGGTGTCACTCCCGAGGCGTTCTTTGAACCCTTCTAGGCGCTCACAGAAGCTCCTCTTAGCCTGTTTAAGGTCAGCCCTTAAGCTCCAGATGTCTTCTTCTTCGGACCAGCAGATCGTCTCCTCGGAGGCCACAGTGGCTTGGTATAAATAGAGGTCTGCATCGACCAGGATGTTCTTTTTATTCGGACATAAAACTTCTAATACGTTCATCGCAATACTCCTTAAAGTCTCTACCTTCTTCGGTTATTTGCCAGCGGTTACCCCAGATGTCTTGGTCTATAGCAGTGCTAATAAAGCCTTCTGAGGCGCACAATGCAACATGCATGGCACAGTCCCTGGCGAAGTTACTTTTGACTGTGAATGGGGTGCTCCAGGCCCTGTCGAGCACAATAATCATGGCTAGTAATTCTTCGATGTTGTCCTCGAATGCTGTGTCGAAATCAGTCTCAGTGGGTGTCAGCCCAAGTCCTTCCCAAGGAATATTCTGCGTCGATGTCGATACTGACTTTGAGAGCAATTCCTGCTTCTTTCGCCATTCGTCTAGCGAGATCACCTGTGACATGTCCTACCTCTTCGTTAGGGCAAGCAATCTGCACTTCGTCATGGATCCATCCCATGATGTATGCCTTGCTACCTGTTTTAGTTAGTTCGAGGTCAATCAACTTGACCCACTCTTTACATATGATTGCTCCTGCTGACTGGAGCAGCTGACTGAGGCACCTGTGCTCACTTCGTACACTTAAGGCACGGCCATCGAGGCCCTTGAGATAGCCACGTTTGAAGGCTCTTAGGAGTTCGCTCTTAAGACTTTTGAATGCCGGGATGGCCCTATCGAAATCTGCTTTGAGACGCTTACCGTCTTTGGCTTTGCCACCAACGATAGAGCCAATGAGCCCATCACCTCCGCCATACAAAAGGCTGTAGATGAATGTCTTCGCCAAATCTCTAGTAGCGAGTCCCGCGGCATTCTGATTAAAGGTGTGGATGTCTCCCTCGAGGATCTGCTTGGCGTATTCACCCCCGTCATCGAGGTAATGCGCTAAACACCTGAGTTCAATACCAGACAGATCAGAGCCGCAGACAACCCAACCTGGGGGTGCTTTGAACAGCTCACGACACTCTCGGCCATAGGCTGACCTGGTACTGGGTACCTGGGCCAAATTAGGTGATCGATGGCTGGCTCTAGATGACACTGTTCCCAGCGGTATGATTCGATGTCTGAGCTTACCGTCCGAATCGCACAGCTTTAGCCAGGCTTGTCGACCTTCTGCCAGGGACGCTATCCGCTTCTGGACCAGGAACATCTCGGCCAGCTTTTGAGCCTCGGGATACTCCAGGGTACTCAGGACAGCTTCGTCGATCTTTGCATCACCATTCGCAGTGAACTGGTCGGGCTCCCAGCCGTACTTCTGAGTCAGACAATAGTGGATGTGCTTCCGACTGCTAGGGTTGAATTCGACCACTTTAGTTTTTACGAATGGTTCGCCCTTGAGGTAGCCGAGGGTCTTGTTGTCGCGCTTAGGGATAAACGTGGTGTTGACTTCCCAGGGCTCGAAGAGGACAGCCATCTCTCGTTCTAGGTCTGCTCTCTTCTGTGCCAGGTTAGCGTACAGCTCACCCGCTGCGACTATGTCAAAAGTCCACCCATTACTGCCAATGCGATCACAGACTTCTGCCATCGTATGCTCAGTGTCTATTGAGTGTTGACTAAAGTTGGCGCCGTCAACGAGTAGCTTTTTGTAGAGCAGATACGTCACCGTCACATCCTGCTTACAGTAGACCAGCATGTCATCATTGAGCTCCTCCCAGCCGCCGTCATAGTCACCTTTCATGGTGCCCATTCTCATGCCCCATGACTTCAGTGAATGACGTCCCCACATGTTCCTGGGTAACACCTCAGCGGCGTTAGGCTTCACTGAATCCTCTGATATTAGGTCTGCATGGAACAGCTGAGAGAGCACATAGGTGTCTGTTACTTTTGCTCGGGATTTCCAACCGGGGCAGACTTTTTGGATTGCGGGGACGTCGAAGTTGATGACGTTGTGTCCGACGATTTCTTCAGCATCAGATAGCAGCTGGAGTGCCTCTTTGATTTGGCTGCCACTGTAAATCTGAGCCCCATCATTCTTCTCTGTGTCGAGTATGCCAATGCAGTGAATCCTATCCAGTTGTTTGAGTAAGCCGTTCGTTTCTAAATCAAATATCAGCGCCATTAGACTAACTCCATCTGATCATATTGACGTTCCCCTCGAACTACCCTAGTCCGAAAGAAGTGACGGCGGTTTGGAAACTGCATTTGGTACATTCGGGCGTAGTAAGGACGGTGATTGTTGTTGAGCTTAAAACCTAATTCGCATTTGGTTTCGATGTCGTGGTGCCACCTGATTCGCTCAAAGATGGCATAGGCCGAATAGTGTTGACGTCCTGAATCAAATGCTGCGCTACAGTACTTCTTAAACAGCTCATAGACATGTGGGTTTTCTGTGTGATACTCAAGAAACTTTTCTTCGTGATCTAGTAATTCCATTTTAAATACCCTCTGTTTGTTACTCATGGTTTACATTGTTAATTTTTAGAAACGATCTGGCGTATCGTTCACCAATAGCCTTCCTGTTTCCCTGAAATACATAAGGTTGTCTGCTGGTCCTACTTCCCCAGTGAAGCGGTTCTTTAGCAGCCAAATTTCTCTGCTGTCATCACTCGGAGTTTCTTCACTTCGGTTGAGACCAATACACTGATCACTCAGCATGGCGATACCTGACGATCCTCGAATTTCGGATAGGCTCACCTTGCCGCCGTCTTCATGGCCTTTGCCACTTGGACGTTTAAGATGCGAGACGATGAACAAACAGATGTCTAACTCTTGGACTAGGTTGCGGAGTGTGATGGTGACCTGGTCAATGAACCGGCGCTCATCTGCTACCTGTCCAGTGGCACTTGCAACCAGGACGCTTATCGGATCAAGGAATATATATTTGCAGCCCAGACACTTGACCATGTACTGAATGCGGTTAACCACGATGTCGACTGCGGTGACACCCCCATCTTCAAAAAGGTGGACCTCGCTATCACCTCTAAAATCATAATAGGCTGCCTCGATCTCATCTTCGGTGGCTCTCCAGCTATCCGTCACAATGTTTTTATCCAGGTGAATACCAACCATGGACTTCATCGTTATTGCGTTGCTCTCTTCAAACATCAACATGCCGCAGGGATGGCCAGACATATGCAAGTGGTAGGCGATCTCTTTGATGAATGTACTTTTGCCAGTTCCGGTTCCTGCACAAATTGTCACAAGCCCGGTCCTTATTCCCCTGGTCATCTCATTTAATTTTGGGAAGGGGTAGCTGACGTCGATACCTGGTGTTGGCTTTTTCATTTCTTCGATAAGTGAGTCAGACGAAATGATGCCGTCCGGGCGCCAATCTTTTGCACGGAATACAGCGTTGATTATTTCCTTTTCAAGACCAGCTTTAAGACACTCATTAGCGTCCTTCATTGGTAGCTTCGCAATCTTGACTCGACCGACCGGGAGTGCCTCGGCACAGTCCAGGGCAGCTTTGCGCCCAGCTTCATCTTGGTCGAAGACAAGGACAATGGACTCATATTGCAGGAGGTAGTCCCACGCTTTGAGCAGCGCCTTCTTACCACCTTGGGCGCCGAGTGGTAGTCCGACTATTGGGAATTTATTTCCTTGGGCCTGACTAATCGAAAGCGTATCTATCTCGCCCTCGGCCACAATGATCATCCTGCCACCGCTCCACAGATGCTGACCAAACAGACCGACAGACTTTCCGTCACCGAGTATCTTAAAATTCTTATCTTGGTCACGAATCTTCTGTGCAACTACTTGACCATTTTCGTCTTGGTAGTTAGCAATTTGAACGGGGCGGTTCCCGTCCATGCCGACTTGGTAATCAAATTTACGACATGTTGCTTCTGTAATTCCACGGGCTTTGAGTGCCGAGTAAGTACCCGGGAGTAATGCTGAGTTTAGTTTCTGTGCAGGAACTCGGATGCTATCGTCACCATGACCATAAGCTTCGCATCCGAAACAGTAGGTGCTGTTGTCTGAGTACAGTGCCGCGTTGTCTTTCGACTGGCACTCTTCGCAAGGAATATGCATCACGAACTTTGCACCGTTTTCTTTATCTTTAATTTCCACTTGTAGCCCCTCTAAATTTAAAAAAAAGACCACCCGTTTCCAGGTGATCTTTAGGTCTTGACTCATTCTCTGAGCCATTCGTCCGGGATAGTTTTATGAGCCCATTGCAGTCTGTGTTTGTCACAGAAACTTGCATATGTGGATTTCGATCCCTTATACAATTTGTTGTTGGCATTGGAAAAGACGAATCTTAAATCGATGCCGGGGTGCTGCTCCTTGATCAGCAGATGCTTTTGTCTATCAGCCACATCCCAAATGCCTTTGCTCTCGACATAAAAAAAGCCACCAGTCTTTGGTAGCTTAAAGTCGGGAGTGTATTTCGCCTGGCGTAGCGGAACGGTGTAGCTGATCTTGTCTGTTTCGTAGTGGACCTCGAGTCCTGCTGCAACTATCTGCTTACTCAGTTTGTCCTCGAGACCACTACGGTAACCATGCTTTATTCCATTAGAAACGGTCAGCTGACGTTGCTGCTTCTTGTTGTACCTCATCCAGCTCCACCTCCTCGTCTGCAACGGGGTCCTGAGCTTTGAAGCCACCTTCGACACTATCGAATCCACCAGATTGTGTCTTAGAGCCACCAGTGACTGGCAGTACTATTTGCACTTTAGTGAGTTGTAGTGATACGCCGTTTGATCCAGAAACTGAGTAAGGCGATGCATATCCACCTATTCGTATTTTTGAGCCAGCCCATAGATTTGGGATCTGTGCCCCGAATATCTCTTCGCCAGTAGCGTCAAAAAAAGCAGGCGCATATTTGCTCTTTACTTTGATGATCATTTCGCCAGTGTCCTCGTCTAAGTCAAAGGGCATCCTGGCGCCGTCTGCCTTCTCACCAAACTCGGCCCGGGCACAACCTTGGATGAGCTTGAGTAGATCGAGGTGGTCCTCAAGGACCAGGTTAGTTTTGTACTTGGGCTCACCGCCGAACGCGGAATCAGGTGAGTTGAGCCACGGATACTGAGCGCGTCCGATGTTAGTTTCAAAGTAGACTTTATTCTGTTGAGCCATTGGTGTTCTCCTTGGATGGGTGTTCTAAGTGGTTGTGGTTTTGGGTGTTGGGTAATTCGATGCCTAGTCGTTTTGCTTCCTCGACTAGCTTGTCTGGGAGTACTTCGTTTTTACTGGTGTGGAGTTCGACTAATTGCCGGACCCGTTCTCTTGGATGCATTTGCGTTTTTCCCTTGGATGTATCTAAAGGGTGGACACTTCTGTTTTCATCAAATCGCAGGCAAAAAAAAGGCCAGGCTTTCGCGTGACCAGGAGGGGGGTTTTTAGAGTTTAGTTATTAGGAGAAGCAGTATTCGCTTTTAAGTATGCCCTGGAGATCCAGAGTTCCTTTCGGGGGGACCTTCAGGTCTAGCTTATCTCTCCCAGCGACACTGAGCTGCTGACGCACTTCTGTGTAAAATTCCGTATAGACGCACCGTCCGTCATACATTTCAACGAACGTCTCTCGAACCGCTGCATACACTAGCGAGGTCATGTTCGGGGTTGAAGCGAACGAGTCGTGGATTAAAAAGAAGTCCTGTACGCCCGAATCTTTACACCGCAGTACAGTCTTCATCAGGTGTGCTGAGTCTAAACCATGGATAAAATTAGGCGCGATACTGCTCTTACTTTTACGCTTGTTGATCTTGGTTTTCGACCTCTCACGAACCGTCAATTGCGTACGCTTTGTCGTTTTTAAATCTGGCAGAGAAACGTCCAGGTCCATCTGAGCAATTTGCAACTCTGCTTCCTTACGCTCGGCTAGGCTTGCTTGGTGCGTAGCCCTGTCGTACAGAAATATTTTAACTTTCTTGGTCTCGTACTCCGTGTATTTTTGGATAGCAATGAATCCAATAGGCGTGGTCCAACGTACAGGTTTGCCTTCGTGTGCCAGGGCGCCAGCAGCAGAGCGTAGAAATTCCATACCCGACTGGGCCGAGGTTACCACTGCTCGAATGCAGTCCATGTTTATTTTCGCAAGAAACCTAGCTGCCCTGATAGCCGTATGTCCAAACCCAAAAGGATGCTGATCTATTTTTTTCAACAGGACAAGTTTACTCAGCGGAGTCATGATGTCTTCGATGAGCTGATCGCCCATGCCGTGGACAACACTAGAATACGCATAAGTCATCGTGTTTCGCTTACAGACTTTTCGAGTGATGCCGTATGCCAACCAAGCCTGCGCTACTTCGCGGTGTTCGTGTGCATAATCTGAGGCAACCCTGGACACAACTTCATGCACCATGTCCGCAACTTTCTGGTAGATGTCCCTGGGAGCATCAGAGGGAGTCAAGTTAACCTCAGCACCATCGTCTTCGTCTAGCGAAGCGGCACTGTAATGTTGCAGTCCATTATTGGCCCCGTCCAAGGAACAGGGAATAGGGCAGTGGTAGAGTACGCCGTATTCGATCCACTTTGCCCAGGCGAACACGGCAGCCATGAACTGAAAAGGTTTGTCTGCCTCGGACCACTCTGCAACAGTTCCCTGGTAATCGTTAGCTAAAGACAGTAGCCAGTCAGTGTTATCTGAAGTCCACTGCTCACGCTCTTGGAAAGACTTCTTCGAGACACGGTCAAAGTCACCGAGGTTAGCTATGTGAATCGCTAGGTAGGATGCGCCATCCTGATCCATAGGCTGCGTTCTGCGTAACTCAAAGAGCGACTTCATGTGATCATCGCGGTGGTAATTAAAATGTGGAACTGGGTAGCAGCGGCCTCGAAAGTCGAGGTTCCAGGGAAGGTAAAATTCATCGAAGTTGGATAGGTCTATAGCGGTTGCTAGGTCTTGGCTCATGACAACTGTCTGACTGGCAGTGTCTCGGTTGCTCTCTGCTGTCTCGCGGCATTGCAGCGCGTAGCCTTTCTTAGCCTCGGCATCACAAGCTCCCCAGTCACCTGGCGCCCGTGGCTTGGGTAGTTGGTTTCGTGTCGGGAACCCTTCAATAGAAATATCGCAATACCACGCCCATCGGACTAGCTCAAGCATTTGCTTGTTGATCGCCAAAGGGGTTGCTTGAATAGCGTTGAGCGCCTCAAGACATTCGACACCTTCGGGTCCAGCTTTCTTAATGGCGTGGCACATCGCCATCCGCTGTTCGTTGGTGGCCATGCGTACCAAAGACACCTCACTTGCCAGCCTAGCATCCCTGTAGCAGCCGGTGTCAAACTTGGTCCAGGGGGTAGGGGGACACAACATAGGTCCAAACATAGGCTCGAGCCAGGAGGCTTCGTAGTCCATGTCTGCCAGTGCCGCTTGGGCTGCTGCGGTCATGCCAATCTTCTTGACTGTGTTCTTAGGCTGGCTCTTTTCCCACACATCAAAGATACCAGAGTACTCAAGTACCGCATTGATCAAGGGTCCTGCTGCCTTGACGATTCTTGAGGGCAGCCACGGGGCCACTTTGTAACCTGAGACGATTGTACCCTCAGCATCTTTGGTATCTCTAGAGGCTGTGATCCTGGCTGCTTTGATTCGATACTTCGACGATGAATGGCTACCAGAGACCTGAGTCTCTATTCGTCGAGCCTTGGTTCTGTCGTGTTCTAGAAGTCCAGCTGACCAATGTTCTAGCTCGATTCGACGTCCGATTCGGCTAACACAACTCGTCAGAGTGGCTTTAGTGGACACAGACTCCATACAAGTGTTCAAAGCTATGTAAGCTAAGAGGTCGACGTCGAGGCCGACAACGTCAGAGTACCAGCAGGGGTTCCTAGACTTACTGGCCTCCTGCGTCTCTATGGTCTTACGAATAGCCTCGGATACCCTGACCAGGGCACCATTGATGATTCTTTGGCTACTGTTTTGAGAGGCTTCGTTGACGAGCCCTTCTTGCCGCTTCAGATACCTCTGTCTACCACGGTCAATCATTTGTTGCTCTCGGTCCATCTCCTGCTCATGCGCTGCATTGTTAATCTTCATGTAATACCCCTTCCGTATACTCTGATGTATCTAAAGGGTGGACACTTCTAAAATCCACCCTCTAGACGCGGTGTCGTATCTTTTTTAAAGGTCGCTCGGCCAGATTACCTAACTGAG